GCTGAATACAGCAAGCCCATCGCGTCGAAAGCTGAAACGCTAGCTACATCGTCAAGGTACACAAGAAGCAGAACTAGAAGGTTTCACAACGGTCAAATATCAGGCGGGTGGTCTAGGAAATATTCAAGAAACCAGCAGTGGGCCGGAATCAATTCTCAAGATCATTACGGATATCGAGTTGGAAGAAGCGGAGTTGCTGTTTGGGTTGGTTTTAGACATCCTAAAGGAAACAAGCAACAGTTTGTTCATCCGATAAAAAAAGGCACGTCGTATGTTCGTTACAACTGGGGCAAGCCTGGGGTGACGTACAGCTACGTTAATCGTTATGGACGAACGATTGTGTTTACTCGCAAGACACAACCAGGCATTAACAATTTTCCAATGCAAGACAGGTCTGTTGTCAGGGCTTTCCACAGGACAAAATCGACGGCAGAAAACGCTTTTAGAACTGAATTTCAAAAGCAAATCAAGGAGTTAAGACTTGGCTAAAAACATTGCACTAACAGACAAGGTTACGATTGCTACTGGGACAACGTCGACTGGTCTTTCAATGACCAGAAATAGGGTTCCGGTCGCAATTCTTACGCCTGCTGCTTTGACTGGAACGTCGATGACGTTTCAAGCGTCACTCGACGGAACCAACTTTTACGACTTGTACAACGGAAGCACGCAGTACAGCGTTACCGTTGCGACAAACAGATACATCGCGTTGAACCCAGATGTGTTTCAAGGCGTTGCGTTTATCAGGCTTGTGAGCGGATCGAGCGAAGCGGCAAGTCGAGACATTTACGTCATCAGCGGAGAACTGTAAGCGTGAGTGGCATCGGAGAGGCTTTAAGAACTAAGCTTTTGTCGTACTCTGCTGTCAGCGATATTGTCGGACAGCGGATGTACCCTGATGCCCTTGTGCAAAAAGCGGTGCTTCCTGCAATCGTTTACTATTGCACAAGCACCGAAAGAGATCATCACCTTGGAGGGGTCGGTAAGTCGGCACATGCTAGATTCACGTTTGATTGCTTTGCAATGACGAGGGTCGCGGCAAGTGCCTTGAGCAAAGCGATAAGGGAAACTGGAATTGATTCGTTTCGCGGAGTTGTAAGCAGTTACACATTCTGCGGAGTTGACTTTGATTCCGGCGATGAGTATCAGAACGATGTTCCAACCGATGGTAGCCAAGAGCATCGGTACATCGTAACTTTCGACCTCTTGGTTCACTACAAGGAGCCTTAGAAATGGCTGCATTGACTGTTGCGGATACCGGACTTGGAGCAACCATTTCCGGCACTGGTTTGGTTACGACTCAGATCACCAGGATTGGTGACTTCTCGGTGACCGTCGATCAACTCGACATAAGCCACTTGGGAACAACTGGCTATGAAGAATTGCGTCCAAGTGACTTGAGAAAAAATCCTGAGCTTGAGATTGAATTCAACTGGCTCGGGTCGGCCCCACCGCTGGGTTCAACTATGATACCTACCAGTGAACCCTATGCGGGCGTGGCAATTACCCTGACTTTTCCAGGCGCGGGGTCGCTTAGTGGAACTGCATTCGTCAAAGCGGTAAAGTTCCCAAGTTGCGAAAAGGGACAAATCATGAAGGGTTCTTACACCCTGCAATTCGACGGCGCGACGGAACTTGCCTTCACGCCTGCCTAGTGTTTTTTTACGGAGGGATGATACACGATGTTTCGACTACAGCAACAAACTGGCATCAATTGCGAAGACCGAGTTGTTGAGCTTAAGCAGTGGCAGATTTACTACGGAGATGTACTCGTTGGTTATCTGCCACAGACGCAAGAATCGCAGATTCAAGCGTTGTTTGAGTTTCCGCACGATGCCTTGACCGACGAAGTCCTTGAAGAATTTGCGATGGAGCAAGCAGACAAGCTAAGTCTTGACTCTTGCATTGTTTTGCCTCCAGAGCAGTTTTCAAGACAGTTCGTCAAAGAGGCGTTGGAACTAAAAGCACAAGAAGAAGAAGGAGAATACGACGATGAGTAGTCGAGACTCCTTTTTTGAACTGATCAAGCGACCGCTACATACCAAAGAAATCACAATTGAGGGAAAGCAGTTCTTTCTTCGCGAACTCTCGGAGGCAGACTCCGCAGAGATGGAAGTGAAGATGCAGACCAAAGATGGGATTGATTGGCAGCAGCATCGCAGATTGCTTGTGTCTTATTGCTTGGTTGACGAAAACGGCGAACGCATTGTCAAGAACCCTGACGATCTGAAGGCAGCATCGAAGTCTTTGATCGGCAAGTTCTACAATGAATGTTTGCTGCTTGGAGCATTTGAGCCAGGAGAGGTCGAAGCACTCGCAAAAAAATCCAGCGAAGTCGAAAGCTCAGAATAGGCTTTCGGCTTGCGTTAGCTTGGGGTATTCAGGATCCGATTGCATGGATGAAAGACTTGCCTGCTGGCACTCTGAACCAATGGATCGCGTTTGATCGCGTCGAGCCAATGGGAGAGGAGTGGATGCAGACGGCGAGCATCGTCCATGCAATCAACATGCCTATTTACGCTAGGTCTAATAGCGAATTGCCCGATGTAGAAGTCTTCATGCCTCCAAGGTATCGAAGACCTAGATTGCGCAAGTCAAATGCGTTATTCAGTGCCGCGCAAACGACTGGTAAGATCGCCGGTCAAGTCAAAGCAATGTTCGGATTTGGAGCGAAGAAATGACGACTACTGTCAACATTGCCAATATTAAAGTTGGCATGAACGTCAAAGAACTCAAAGATTCTGGAGAGTTCGCTCGTCATGAACTTGCTCGTCTTACGAAGATGTTTAAGGATTCTGAAACATCTACTCAGCGATTTGAGAATGAACTTGAACTTCTGAATCGCGCAGTAACGCAAAGCGGTGGGAAGATTCAAAACTACGAGCAGATCGTAGGTCATCTTGAAGAGAAATATGGTATTGCAGCCGAGAAAGCAAAAGCTTTGGCGGCTCAACAGGAAATTCTTGCGCATCGTGCCAAGGCAGCATCGCTAGGCTTAGAAAGAAACGCCGAAGCTTTTTCAGCAGGTCAATTAGATAAGCTTGCTAAGATGGCGGAGTCAGCAATGACACCGCTACAAAAATTTGCTAGAGAAAAGAAGTTTCTTGATGATTCTATGGCTAAAGGTTCCATGGAAACTAAGAAATACGATGCGATTTTAAAATTACTCGAAGACCAATATGGAATAACTGCTTCAAAAGCCAAAGCATTGGCTGAAATGGAAGAAAGAAGACAGAGGAACATCAGGACTGCAAAGGTTGGGATCATCCTTGACAAAGACAAGTTTTCAGACGAAGACTTGTCTAAGCTAGAAAAGTTGTCGCGAGCTATCGCTAGCCCGATGGATGAACTCAGAGAACAAAAAAAGCTTTTGGATAGAGCTAGGCAATCTGGACTTTCCGAAGACAAGTATAGAGCAATGCTGAAGCATGTGATTGATTCTTTAGGAATCAACGCAGAGCAAACAAAAAAGGCGGCTGAGGAGCAAAGCAAGCTTAATGCATTGATCGAATCTGTTCGTACACCGTTTGAAAAGTACAACGAAGAGCTAAAGTACGTCAACGAACAGCATAGCAAAGGTAAGTTGACAGCTATGCAGCACGCTGCTGCTGTTGAAAATTTAGCGAAAAGATACGGCGAGTTTCACCCTGTGCTAGCCGCGACCGCTGCTAAGATACCGACCAGCAAGATGGGCCTGTTTAGCAACGACGAGCTAAAAGCATTAGGCAAGTTCGATGTCCCGTCTGCTAAGCCCAGCACTGCATCAACAGATTTCTTACAGCAAAACATGGCGTTGATAAAAGCACTGAAAACTGGTGCTTACACTGCCGACCAATACGACGCTGCACTTGCCGACTTGCACAAGCGGTTCGGAATCCTCGCGTTGGCAGAATCAGACTTGATCTCCAAGGAGGAAAAGACTGCAAGACTTAAGCGTGAAGCAATTGCCAATTCGCAAAACTTAGCAGCGCAAACTCAGGCTACTGGCATGTCGATGAATGGTCTTGCTGCCAGATTCGTCGGTCTAAACGAAGTTGTGCAATTAGCAAAGCGAGGAATTAGAGAGTTTGTCGACTTCATGAAAGAGTCGGTGCAGATCGCTTCAAATATTCAAACGGCATCTATTTCTTTTGAGGTGTTAACAAAAAGCGTTGATGGTAGCACGCAGATAATGAAGCAACTGCGAGAACTGGCAAAATCTACGCCGATAGCGTTTT